ACATGCCTCACGATGATGAGGGTTGTCAAGATTGTGCGAAATGTGACGCATGTGAAGAGCACTGCGAACAGACATATGATGCACCTAACGGTGACTCATGGTGTAAAGAATGTATGGAAGCGAAGCATGATGCAGACGACCTCATGCGAGAATACAACGAGAACCGATGAACTGAACTTAGTTGATATATAAAGCAGCAGTTAAACAACAAACAACAAGGAGAGAGAAAGAATGACAGATGATAATGATGTAGAATTAGCAGGTGACCTGCCTTACATTGGTAGAAGCACTACCAAGATACCCGATAATATGACAAAGGAGCATATAATGAAGAAGTTTACTTATGCTACTACACAAACATGGAGTGGGCATAAGTGTTACTATAGTATATACGAATCACGAGGCTTTATGAATTACTTGGGTTTCAAACACAATGCAACTGGAGTTATATTCAGTCTCTATAACACATACAGCGGCAAAGTTGGCACTACAACGGTACATCTTGATGGTACTAAATCAGAGGCTTATAACTGGCACGCACATTATGATGATGATGATGAGTGGGAAAGCATGATGAGTGAGATTAACGCTATTGACTCGAAATTATCTAACTGGAATGTAATCCGTATGGAAGTACGAGAAGAAGTTAAGGACTATTTTCATGACCTGAATATAGTCTATCATTCTAACCCCTCACGAATGACAAAAGGTGACCTAAGCATGATATTCAAGCAGACAGATATACTACAGAAGGGCATGGCAGATGTCAAAGACGACTACGAACTCATTAAGAAAAATGGACCGATAGAAATAGTGAATGAGATGAAGGAGATGATTGTATGAGTGGAGAATGGGCCGGATGGCAAAATTGGCAACGCTTCTTAGAAGCGGGTATCGTAGAGAACGCAGTGGACTTTAGCGAAGAGGCAATTATCGTAGACCACGCTGTAGGTAGAACGAAGAACGCTATTGGTAAGTGCTGGCCTATGGATGCAGCAGTTGCTTATACTCTCATGAAGGCTGGGCCGGACAAGAGTATGAACTGGGCAGACATGGTGAACACCCACACTCGTGGTGCTGCTGTTATGATGTCAGGGAAGGTAGGCTACGGCGAAGTACCAACCCCCAGCATTAAGTCATGTGGACATGATGAAGTGAATGCCTATAGCCTAACTCTCGGCGAGCCGATGTCGCAAGGCGAGGTCTTGTATTTCAAAACAAATTGGGGTTCGTCTAACTTAGAGGCTTGGTTGAAAGAGAACACAGAGGAGTTGAAGAAGGCAGGTCATAATGTGACAGAACTGCTTGATACTTACGGGGAGATTCGTGTAGGAGTGAAACACCAACAAATAAGTATTTCTGCGATTATGTTATGTCAAGATATCTTCTTTGACCCCTTAATGGCTGCACTCAAAACGATTTACCCAACCGCAACAGATTTCTCTACAGACTGTAACACTGATGTAGTCAAGTCAAAGACGCTTACTTACGGGGCCTGTACTTGGGGAACCGATGATGATAAGGTCTGTCGGCATCACGACAGACCTACTTCTCGTATATGGTCTATGATTCGTAAAGATGATGGCTTCTTAGTGGCATGGGTAAGGAGTCCATGTGGTAGTGGTAGTAATAATCAACAATGGGATTATCAACCCACAAACATAGTACCAAAGAATGTAGTTAGTTGGGATGAGGCACGAAGAGGCATGAGTGAAAAGATTCCTGAAGATGAAGTAATCAAATATATCAGAGAGTCACTTGCTCGTATGCTCAAGAGGAATGACAACATCGTATCTAAGGAGGGTCGTGGTAAGAACTCTCAACACAGATGGTCTGACTGGGGCTGGCTCGCTGAGATGAGTTCCTATGTCAAGAACACCAGCAGCAAGAACCGTAAGGAAGGCGACACTGAGAACGGTTGGAAATACTGTAAGGTTCGTAGCCGCAAGTCATTCGGTCACGAGATTGCTGACTTCGTTTGGACACCTATTGAAGAAATCAAGGATTACATCGCAGGTCGTAAAGAACCAAGTGATTGGTCTGCCTCAAGTGTCATGGGTACGATGAGATTCTCTACGAAGCAACAGTGTGTTGATTTCATGGAGGCAGTCACTCAAGCACATCTTGACAATGGTGGACACTACTCCAACAGAACCCACGATGGCCTTGAAAAGTCAGACAACTCTGAGTGGAGTATTCGCTCTGTGACTCACACCGTAGTTATGCATGGTCGTATAGACCCTGACGATTACCTAACCCCTCAAGCGGTTATTGCTATGTGGAGACAAGGAGCACCTGCTGTTCTCAAGGAGCACAGGGAGAACTTTGAGAAGCGACCTGCATACACCGTAAACCAAGCCCCACCACCGAAGGAGGGGCCAAGTGATGGAGACCAATGATAACTACAGGAACGCTGGACTAAAGGCGAGTGACATCACTCCTGATGGTATGTGGATGCTACCCGATGGTCACATGTGTGACCTCCGGCATGTTCAATTACAACTTCCCAATGGGAGGGGTGAGGAGTGGGTCTTAGGTGTCGTGCTATCTGCCGAGGGAATATACAAAGTATGTCCTGAGTGCGAAGCAGACATCAAAGAGGGCATGATAATTATTATGGAAAAACATCACTACTTGGTAGTGAGATGTTGTGACAAATTATTCCTTTACGAAAACCAAAAAATAAATCTGGAGATATGGACATGAGCGAAGAAGATTTTAGTAATGAATTGAAAGTATGGGCGTTAGAACACTTTGGTACTATGGCTACCAATGCAGTGTGGCGACCCGAATCAACTGGCTGTCGTTATCGTAAGTTAGATGATGAGACATTAGAACTTGAACACAGGGTAGACCACCCTGATTCTGAGAGTCACCACGAGCGTATCACTGGGCTGTTTGCCTCTGTCAATATCAACATGGTAGATAGTGATGTCATGGTTACCAGTGTTGCTTTATCAGCAGAAGAAAGTTACCGCATGGAGATGCAAGAGCGACAAGCAATTGCTGCATCTTGGACTCATGATTGTGGACAACCCTTAGCCAACATGCCTCTCTCTTTAGGCGTACCTATCTTTGTAGGAGAAAGAGAAGTCTTGCTTGATGATGGGCAGACTCGTAGTGTTGAAGATTGGGCTGTGTCTGTACAGTGTGATAACTGCGACTCTCCTCCTGTTCTTATGAATCCCGACGACTACAATTTACTGGCCGGTGATGGTCTATTCATGCGCTACAAAAAGTGTGTTGATGATGATGATGATGATGATGAGTGGATGGTTGCTATGACTCGTGAACAGATGTATGCTACTGCCGAAGCAGGTGAACTCGGTGTCCTCGTTGGCTCAAGATGTCCTGATACTGGAGAGAAAGTCCCCCCTTGGATGTGGGGTACATACTGTAAGCAAGTACCTCACGAGGTATTCGCTATAGCCTCTCTTGGTGAAGAAGAGTGATTACAGAAGTAGTAGTAATTGCACTATACTTAGCAGCCGCTTATGTTTTCTCTAAGAAAGCACTTGCTCAACTGAAAGAAATAAACCGTGTCATGTTAGAGATATTAGTAAGAGAAGTAACGGGTGAAGAAGAGTGAAAGGTTACTGGACAAATAAGCACATGAATCATGTGGCGGAGATAATATCAGAGCCTATCGTTGGTGTATACGAACTACGCTATCTTAATGATACCAATAAGAAAAAAAGAAGATGGTGTAGAAGAGATTTACTTGAGCATTGGGAACCCTTAGATGATGATTCTATAGATGAGGAGGAGTGAGCATGACAGAAAATACAGTATGGCAATCAAGTAGTCTTGAGGCTAAGTGGAAAGATGGTAGAGGTGATGTACGCCTTGCAGTTGTAGACTTCTTTGGTAAGAAATGGATTGACCTACGCATACTTCGTGATGGCAAACAACACACAAGACATGGTGTACGGTTATCTATAGAACAGGCTACTGAACTCTTACCAAGACTCATAGAAGCACTTGAACAAGCGAAGGCTGATGCAGAGAAAGAAGAACGGAAAGATGAATCTTGAAGTTGATATATAAAGCAGCAGTTAAACATTAAACATGGAAAGGGCAGCAAGTGTCAGTCATGTTGAGTACGAAGTCCTATCTCTACTGAGAGATAACATAGACTTAACATCGTTGAAAGAAACTATGGCTACTGATGATGTAGCAGAGAAGCGTTGGGCTACAGGTATAGCCAATGTCTGTACACTACTGGATAACATGTGTGACAGACGAACACATAAGTTACCGAAAGACCATGACGAATACAAAGAGAAGGTGACGGCATGACACTTGAAATAACAGGGTGCGAAAACTGTAAGCGGTTTTGGTTGAAGGGTGAGGACTTTTGTCACGATTGCGGGCATGAGTTTGAAGAAAGCGTGGAGGTGAAGGCGTGAGCAGAAATTACACACCGACGGTTCTACACACAAGTAGAGATGGTGTGACTTATCTTTGTGGTCCTAAGCCTGAAGGAAGTTGGCATGACCGCTGCATGGCTAACAGATTCATAGAAACACTACCTCTATGCGAGGCGTGCGAAACGATAAGTGAAGAGAGTAAAGCAAGGACCGCACTCGCTGTAACATTACCAACCGGCATCTTATCCGGCAATTCAATTATTGATTTTGATGATGATGTACCAGTCCTTAAAAATGAGCGCATCTATGTATGCGATTACCGGAGAGAATAATTATGTCGTATAGTATAGAATGTAAAGCCTGTAAGAAACTGTTTACCAAAGCGACTAACGGTTCTACGGAAACGAGATGTCCTGATTGTATCTACAAGAATCATTGGCTCAAGAGTAGAAATCTCAGAGCAGCAATTGGTAACGATGAGTTGACTAAGAAACAAATCCTCAAGAAGATAGGCGAGATTGATGAGCGACTTGAATCATTTGATGATGTAGCGTTGAAGGAATCAATCACCACTTTAGTGGCTAAGGAAATTAAGACACAGACCGAATCCTTTGAAATTACAATTCAAGAACTCGCAGAAAAGTCAGGTATGTCCTACAGCAAACAGTTCAAGGAACTAAAGGTTGCACTTGAAGCATCACAAAAGGAGCACGAGGCTCGTATGAAAACGCTGCTCGCTACTGTCAACAGCAATTTCATAGCCACGCAAAAGAAAGTAAATGATAGGCTTGAGTTACTTGGTAAACGAGTCACGAACTTGAGAGCAATCGCTAAGAACAAAGGGTGGGGAATCTCACCTACAAAGGACACCAGCAGCAATCCTTTGAAAGATGATTGATATATAAAGCAGCAGTAAACAAACAAACAGAAGGAGATGAATGATATGGAATGGACTGATGGTGTTGCTAAGGCTTTGCGTAAGTTAGCGACAGAGATTGACAAGGTAGAGAAGGGTAGGCATGAGCCTACTGAAGATTATTATTCCGACCCTCGTGTGTATGTCATGGACATGGACACCGGGGCAGCAGTCCTAATTGAGACTGAACTGCACGAAGGTGGTAAGACACATGGCAGAGGTTATCGTAGATGTCCTCAAGTCACTCAGCGTATTGCTTCCAAGTTCCCTCAGAAGAAAGTAATGAGTCGCTTACTTAGTATGTGTATTCGTAACTTCGTTCCTGAAGATACTGACCCTGCTATCTACAGCCGAGTTGTCAATAAAGCAATTGCTGACATCGCTGAGATGCTAACCAACGAATCACAATGGACAGCAGAGGATGATAAGTTCAGTGCTGCTTTAGATAGTGCAATCAAATCTCTGATGGACTTAACACTCAGCACTCGTGCTGGTGACACGCTAATCAATGTGAGTATCACTCCTATTGAGACAGCGATGATGGACACATCGGCTATCGTTGAGAACAAGCAAGAGGTAGTGATTGAATGAACGACCATCAAGACAGCGAGAACTTCTCTTACGAGAGGTCATGGGAAGAGATTCAAGAGATGCTTGACAACGCAGAGCGCAAGCAAAACATACACTACATGAAGATGAAGAAGGGCAAGAAGTCTGAACGCATCTATCACATGAGGAACTACAAGGGTCTTGAAGGTGTAGTCAATGGACTCCGATGGGTCTTAGGTGACCTAAAGGTATCAGCAAAGAAAGTATTAGGAGATGAATGAAATGTTATATCGAGAACCAATAGTATGCGCTGATGGATATTCTGTCAGCATTCAAGCGAATGAATACACATACTGTATGCCACGAGTTACAGGTGCTAAACATTACACAGCAGTAGAGTTAGGCTTCCCAAGTGAACCCGATGAACTCATCAACGAGTACGCTGAAGAAGATGGACACTTAGATGAGTATACTGGTACAGTATACCCATACACACCTGCTTGTATAGTACAGCAATTGATTGACAAGCATGGTGGTATAGTATCAGGTGAATGTCCTCCGTTACTTATCCACGAGTTACAGGTTGGGGGCGAAGAAGAATGATTGACGATGAGGTGATTGAATGAGCGAGAAAGCAGAAACCTTGGCTCGTGTTGTAGAAGCACACAAAGGTGTAGACAGAGGGATGGAGTTAGCCATAGCGATAGGTTTGAAAGGAGGAGACTACGCCTCAGCAAAGTCTCTCGCTATCAAAATATCAGGTAGCGAAGGTTGGGTGAATCAGCGTAGCCCTCACGGATTGATGATTGATTGCCTCTACCTTTGTGCAAAGCGTAAAGGATTCAAAACAAGTGCTCTAAAGATAAGAGAATTGACACTGAAGATATTTGGTGTGGGTACACAGCCACGACCTAACACATGGCAAAATGGTTATGTAGATTTAATTGAGGCTTCGCTATGACGAAGTTTGCACTACTCGCTGACATTCATGAGCAACTAAGGTTTGGTAAAAGCACGAGACGACTTCGTATGGAGGCGCAGTTCGCACGATTAAAAACTGCTGATGATGCTATCCTTCTCTACCAGTTCTTCTACCCTATACGGAAGAGTGCCGACCCAACTCAGATGATTGCTTATGAAGCAGCATTGTATTATGATGTTGTTAAGGATATATTACCTGATGAAGAGCCTTGGATGGCGTTAGCATCAGAGAGTAGTAACAGTGGGTCACGAGATTATGACTGCGGTTATGTTCGTGCTTTGCTCAATGTAGAGAAGTCCTTCACTGAAATAGCGAAGCAGTTCAATGAGAAAGAGGCACGCTTGCTTTGGCGGTGGGCTACGAAAGCGAAGCCGGTGATGTCAAAGAGAACATTCTTTGGTGTACTCGCACGCTTACATGGTTTACCCATTCATTTGTTACAGGCTAACATGAACATTACTATGATTGCTAAAATCTACAGTGCTAAGGATAGCATACTCGGATTGGAAAGGTGGTGGGAGTATGACAATGCCCCAGCACCTATGCGTTGGAAAGCGTATACAGCACTCGCCCCTCCTGAAGAGAAGCACTTTGCAGTAGTAGTCCCTGAAGGTCAAATTGTTTATGCCTACAAAGGACACTTGAGAAATAGAGCAGGTGTCAGGTTACCAACAGCGTATAATCCTTACAAGGATGATTCGGATTCATACTATGAATTATCACTCAATGGTGAAGAAGTTACTGTACTTGACTATGTATACTGTGACTCCCCGACGCAAACATTTCTTACTCGCTCACAGAAAAAACGACTCAGTATGAATACAGACGACCACTGGAATGACATCGTGGCTGAGTTGGATAACCCCGATGTCAGATGTGTACGCCTTATCAAATCTTCACAGGAGTTCAAGCCTGATGCTATCGGTGGGTATGTGATACATGCTGACCGAACCAAAGTATTCCTTAGAGCAGAGGCTACACAGACGAAGGGTATAGTGGGACTGAATGCTATTGATGGAGTAGATGAGTTCATACGAGTAGCAAATACCACAGAGACTATGCAGAAGATTCCTGATGAATCATGTGTAGTCGTAGAGGTAGCAGCAGTGCGAGTAAGTGCCAAAGGGCAACTCATTAACTTCACAGTCGTTGGTGTAAGAGAGGACTTGGGCATAAGTGATGTCACACAATTCACAGAATTAGTAGAGAGGGGGATGGTATAATGCATATAGATGATAGAACAACTTTAGGAATAGGTATAGGTTACATATTAGGGAAACTCAAGTTCAATACTTATGTGAGTAAAGACTCACAGGCAAAGGTAGGTTACAGGGTTAGACGCTCTATCGCATGGAGTAACGGCGAGCCAGCAATACACATGACTGGTTATCTTCAATCAGTATTAGATATAGGCGGCTTAGACTACTCAAGTGCTTGGGAAAGTAAAGAGCACTTAGATAGATTTAGATTACTCATAGATAGACTTGATAGAGAATACAAAATTGTAAATGCATTTTCAGATGCAGTGGGCTTCCACATGTTTATGTGGACATACGATAATCCCCCACCTTCGGATTACGAGTTGTTTGCGAGTTGGGCTAAGGAATACGATTACGAACACCATAGTATCAAAGAAGAAGAATCAATGAACTGAGTTAGTTGATATATAAAGCAGTAGTAAAGTGAGAGTCATGGAGAACAGCACTGAACCACTGGTACTGGAGGACATAGCAGGGCAACCTGCCTTTGTCTCAGATGCTATGGGGTGGCGGAAAACTGGTAAGTGGCCTCGTGCTGTTCTCCTCCATGGTCCAGCGGGTACTGGTAAGACAACTGCTTCTAAAGTTCTCCTTCGTGAAATGATGGGCGACTACTATGACCCCATGAATTACATTATCATCAATGCATCTGACGATAGAGGTATTGATTTCATTCGTAACGAACTCAAGATATGGAGTAGTATCAAACCTGTGGGTACTGACCGTAGAGGCATCGTGGCTGATGAGGCTGATGGTCTTACTACTGCTGCACAGGATGCACTCAAGGCTATTGTTGAGGACAATGCTGAGAACACATTTTACATATTCACTGCTAACGACTTGAGCAAGATTCGCCCTGCTATCCAAAGCAGGTGTCTTGTGTATGAGTTCAAGCCTATCAGTCCCGAAGATGGGGCTAAGAGACTCAAGACTATTTGGCCTGAGTCAGATTGGGATGCGTCATTCATGAAACTTATGAAGCACACTGGTGGTGACCTGCGTAGTGCTATTGCTATCGTTCATAACCACTCCAACGAAGAGTCATTGTTAGCGACTCTATCCGATGGGGGTAACCCATCACAGGCTGTACTCGCTGCTATTAGTGGTGAGTATGGTAACATGCGAAAGCAATTCTATTCAATGCTTGACAGAGGTTTACCACTAACCTTCATCATGAGAACATTCCATGAGAACTTAACCGAGTTCTTTGAGATGGATGAAGATACAACATGGACAGTCATGAGTGTGCTGGGTGAGATGATACCCCACATGTATGAGTGGCCTATCGGTTCCTATTCCTTTGTTGATTGCCTTGTGGCAAGACTACGAAAGGAGGTGAAATCTTGACAGATGAATACGATGAAACACACGAAAAAGAAACTGGCGAAGAGGCAACCGCAGGTGTACTACCTGATGGTGTCATAGAGAGACTAACGCAATATGCGAGTCGCACAAAACAAGAATTGAAAGATGTGGTTGCACAGTACCTGAAGCAAATTGCTAAGGAACACCAATGTACAAACCCAACAGAAGAAGATGAGGACTTACTCATTGATTGGGCTGAACAGATGTTCATTGATACTCGTAACGCTGGTAGCGGTGGTTCAGTTATGGCTGGCTCTGTTGCCTTTGTCGGACATTTCGTTGGAGTAGATGAGAAGAGGCGTGACCGCCGAGCCAACCTTGTTGCTCGTGCAAAGCGTGACTTCACACTCGACCCTAATGCTGCTATCAGTAGTGGTATGGTTGGGCACTACACCAAGGAAAGTGGTTACTGGAAACTGGGTGACACTGTAACAGAAACACTCGCCGATGAGATTCCTGAACATTCATTCGTTGCTGATGGTGAGCGCATTTGTTTGCTCGCCAAGAGTGGCAGACCAAAGGGTATGAGCATGATGGGTCGCAACTACAACTTCTTGGGAGCAGCAGAATCTGACTTCACCAATGACGGTGCTATTCAACTATGGCGTTTGGACATGCAAGGCGAAGATGCCGATGCAGAAATACTCATTGGTGAACCATGTCGTATCATGGCACGACCTCCGGGTGAGAATGCTAAGGCTGACTGGAAAGATGTTTTGAATACAAGCATGGGTATGTCTAAGACGATTGAGTACACTGACGACTTTGTAAATGATGCTCATAAGCCTCTACTCCAACCGTTCAAGTTTTGGACTGACATAGAGACACACTCTCACTTCGTTCCTCTTGAGGACTTGGCTGATGCGTTTGAGGCTGGTAGCCGAACCTTCACTATCAACGGTGAGCAGGGTCGCAGTGGCCCGATTGTCCTTACCAAAGGAACCGTCAATCGTATGTCTACTGAATCTCGTGAGAACCAATACGACGAAGATAAGCGTGGTTACTCAATCACTCTAACTTCGACTGCCCTTCAAAGCCAACATGGTAAGAAGGATTCAGCAGATGTTATGGGTTGGGTCAGTAGTGCTTGTCACGACCTAACAAATCCATTCAGTGCTCGTACTGATGATGAACTCATCCCTTATGCAGAACGCTCCACAGTATTAGTCTGTGGTCGTATTTCTGTAAAGCGTAAGGATGGGATTGAGATTCCGAGCATCAAGGTAATGGGTGTCTTTGCAGACTCACGCCGTATTCGCCGCCGACAAACTGGTGGAGATACTGGAGAGGGACAATTTAACTGAGGTGATTTATGATGGCAGGTTTTGGAAAGACAAAAGAAGCAGACGCAGAAGTAAAGGCGGAGAAAGAACTGTTGGCAACACCAGCGGTCAAGCGTACAAACGACGACCCCTTCGCTGATTTACGAAAGGAACTCGACTTGATGGACAACGCACCACAGACTCACTTGTTTATGGGTATTGCAGGGCATGACAACACTGGTAAGACGGCGATTGTTACCGATGCATTCGCTCGTTGGCTGGCTATGCCTGAGCGAACTGAACAAGAGAAGGAGATGCAGTTATGGATTATGGACTTTGAAGGTGGCGGTGCTGCTAACAAGTCAGCATTCCATCGTGACAATGATAACATTAAATGTTTTGAGCCATGGGTCATGATGAAGAATGACACCACAGCATACAACTATCCCGAGACACATCTTCGTGTAATGAGTCTAACACAGTTCGCTAACGACATCGCTAAGAAACAGCGTGACCCTGAATACGATGGGCCACGACTGTGGGGATTCCATGTTACTGGTGTTGATTTGTGGGACAGCGTGTGCATCAACTGTATGCGTATCGTAGACTTGAACATCGCTAAGGATGGAATTGAGGCTGCTGACTGGAACAAGAAGGTAGGGCATCAGTGGGACTGGGCGATTCGTAAGACTCGTTTCCATCAACTCACAGGGCTTTGCCGGGGGCTTGTCAAGTCGGGAGTGCGTGTCTTTTGGGAGACTCACTTGCGACTCACTAACTACTCTTGGGGTAAGAATGAAGAAGGTTCATCTACTTGGCGACCTGATTGGGAGAAGGCAAGTAACAACTTTGTCTATCAAATCTTAATCTGTGAGCGTACTGATATTCTTGATGATGATACAGGTGAAGTTGTAAAGTCCGAATACACTGTTCGATTTGACAAGAGTAAAACCAATGCTCGTCTACAAGGACAGAAAAGAACCACACTCGTCACCGAGACAGGTAAAGAGCCACAATGGTATGGTCTACCTGAACTCTATGACGGGACACTTTGATTCACACATGGGGGTTTCTGTAGGATAAAAAACCGGGCACTTTCTCAACTCTCAGCGAAGGGGTTTCATCATACTCCCTCTTCCGGTTTCCCCCTCCTACTCTAAGGTGATACTATGACTAAACATATTAACAGAAGCAAAGCCATAGTGGGTGGTAAACTATTCCCTAAAGGTATATTCAGGGTTGTTTCAAGCGACGAGGAATTAAAGAAGGAATTAAAGAAGGCATTAACTGAAGAAGAGTGATACTATGACAAAAATTAACATTAACAGAAAACAACTACTCAGTTTCCTGAGTGACTTCGGTAAGAACGCTGAGGACTTGCACATCAAGTTCACAGTAGAAGATGATGTAAATTGGATGCAAACAACTGTTGCATTCATCTCGCACTATCTCAAGAAGAAGCAAAAGGTGCAGGGCGAAGTAATTGAAACTGGCTCTCTTGACATCAGTGAACTGGTGAAGGTTCGTCAGTTCTTGAAAGCAGGTAAGGCTGATACTGTTAGGGTAGTTCAACTCGGCTCGGCTAAGACTCTTTCAATAACTTGTGGTGGTTCAAAGGTTACAATGCCTACGAGTTCTACAACGGTCAGTCATTCAAAAGCAGTGTTGTTTAATAAACTGATAGACGCTGCTGTAGAATCTAAGTGGACTAAGTTTCACGACTGCAACCTTACTGTGTCAGGAGTTATTACTCTCGATGAACTCACGACTGTATCTAAGATGAGAGGCATACTAAACAGTAGTCCAGTATTCAAAGTAACAGCGCACGCAAGTGAGAATGAGTTCCTCATCTCTTCAGGTAAGAGGCATGAAACTAAGTTGTTTACCACACTTGAACTACGAGATTCTACTGGCCCTGCTGAGGGAAGTGTAGTCTCAACCTTCGGCCCTTGGTTAATGGATAACATAGCACTGCTCGGTAACGGTGATGCTACTATACACATGGGTGAAGGTACAATTCTCGCTATTGAAAAAGAAGATGATTTACTTGTGATTGTAGACCAAAGGGTGTGATGATATGATTGTAGATTGGTATTACCCAACGGAGTCTGATAACTTCACTGCTCCTTGGTTGTATCTTCGCACTCGTGATAAGAACGGGACACTGCAAGAGGAACACATCAGCCCTTATGATGAGAAGTATGTAAAGCCGCATTGTTGGATTCCTGTTGATACACCCGATTGGAAAATCAATCGTATGTTTGCTCGCCATGCCAGTGCAACTTTGCACAGAGACATTCGTTCTACTGGTATTGATAAGAAGGCGTTGATGAAGGTTGAGGTAGATAGACCTACAGACTTGTGGGACATCAAGGATGAAATGGAGACTTATGAAGCAGACTTGAATTACTTAGACCAAGTATTACTACAACTCTATCCCAAGAAACTACCTGAGTTCAAACCTCGTAAGTGGTATTTTGATTTGGAGTGGGACACTAAGAACGACTCTACTACTGTGATGGCTGTAGTGGATAGTGACCTTGAGACCCCTGTAGTGTTTGCATGGGCTGACGAGACAACCAACTGTCCTTATGATGATGCTCACTTGAATGATAATTTAGCAGTTCACAGAGATGTTCGTGACGAGACATACAAGTTGAATCTATACTCAAGTGAAGAAGCCATGCACGATGGCTTCCTTAATTTCTTAGAGGAGCGTAACCCTGACATACTCATAGCCCACGCTATAATGTGGGCTGACCTACCACACTTGATGCGTAGGCTTCGTAACCCTGATGCACTCTCACCACTCGGACAAGTTATCAGACCCTTCAAAGGTAAAGACTCCTACAAGACTACACAACAACCTATCAAGGGTAGACTATGCTGGGACTCTGCTGGTGATTGGAAATCAGGTAGCGGGTTTGAGACGATATGGCAGAAGTCAGGTCGTGGACAACTACCTAACCGTAAGTTGAATACCATAGCGGAGTCACTTGGTCTCGGTAGTAAACTCACTGAAGAGATAGAAGGTATGACTGTCCACAATGGATGGCGTGAATACTGGAGTGACTTCGTGGATTACTGTCTACTTGATACTACTCTACTCCGTGACATAGATAAGAAGTTACACGCTACTGATTTCTTCGTTGCTACACAACAGTTGTGTGGTGTCTCTTGGGCAAGCACTCACAAGGTTACCCGATACTTCAGAGGGATGATTGGTAGAAGGACTCAACTGAAAGCGAGAAGTGCTCGTAATGTTATGCGAGATATTCTCACTGCTGCTCACATTCCTAACCCCATACCGGGTAGACATGAGGGTGTAGCCATTCTGGACTATGCATCTCTCTATCCTAACATTATTCTCTCCGATAACCTCTCTTACGAGACAAAGCGATTAGCCCCTACTGAAACGACAAAGACATTGGGGGATGGCTCTCACTGGTGTCAGAAAGAGAAGGGCTTACTCCCCTCTGTAGTGGAGGAGATGTTGGTCTTGCGTGCTGAATACAAACGCTTGATGGCTGAGGCCACAGACCCTGATGAGAGGTTGGGGTATGACATGATGCAGACCGCAGTAAAGGTACTTGTCAATGCTTTGTATGGTATGACGGGGATGAAGATGTTGCAGGGTATGTGGGTAGACAATGACATCGCTGCTGCTATTACACACCGAGGTCGTGAATGTATTCATCACTTACTTCAGGAAAGTGAAGAGCAGGGATTCAAGTCACTGTATGGTCACACTGATTCAGCCTTCATACAAGTTCCCTTTGATAAAGCAGAATCGCTTGCAGAGCATCTCACTAAGACTGCTAAGGAGAAGTTGAATCTACCTACAATGGATGTTGAACTCGAAGCATACTTTGACTACTGGACCACTGCTCCAGTGAAGAACCGTTACTTCGGTATCAAGGTGTGGCCTGAGAAGAACAAGGGTGAGATGAAGATTGCTGGGTATGAAATCAAATCATCCAGTTCTGCACGCATCACAAAACAGATTCAAGACAAAGCCATGCAGTTGATTGCTACTGGTGCAGATGAAACTACAGTCACTGATGTGCTAAGAGAGGTGAGTCTATCTGTACGGAACGGAGATATACCTATTGAGGATGTATCTTGTTCCTCACGACTAACTAAACCACTCAAAGAATATGACAAACCTACTCCAGCAGCAAGGGCTGCTATGTATTACAACGAACATGTGGCTGAAACACCTGAGCAAAAATGGGGACAAGGTGACAGTGTAGCATGGACTTATGTGAAGGGATTCAAAGATGGCATCCCTGACTATTACACTCTCAAGGGTGAGCGAACTAAGGTAACTTACATCGCTTATCGGGATAAGGCTGAGTTGAGTAACTATGCCATTGACTGGGACAAGGTTCTCAGCGTGATGGTCAAATCTAAACTCATGCGTATCTATGAGAGTTTGGACTGGGGCTTGAGTGCCGCCGCTGGTGACACTATGCCCAAATCCTATATCTAACGAGGTGATGAAATGAAGAAAACGAGACAAACAAAACTGACTGAATACGGAATGACATTTGAAAGTGATGCTAAGAAAGAGAGTATCATAAGTAGACTACAGAAGATGATGAACCCTAAGAAATCTAAAGTTGATATAAAAAGCAGCAGTCAAAAAACAGTTGGTGAAGAGGAATGAATGAGTTTAGAACAGAGTGTGCGAAGATTGCAGCGAAGGTAGTGAACCTACTCGCTGATAAGAACGAACAGTATGGCGATAGTGCGTTTGACCCTATCCGTATGTTCAGTCAACTTGGGCCTGATGCTGGTTTAAGAGTGAGGATTGACGACAAGTTAAGCAGACTCCTTCGTGGTAATGCTGACATGGAAAGTGATACAGATGTCATTGACGACCTGATAGGTTACTTCATGCTCCTCCGTATGAGTATGGATGAACAACCCGATGAATATACACCTGTTGTTAAAATCACTAAGAACAAGTTTGGGTTGTCTCCAGCAGCACAAGAAGAAATGGAGTCTCTTAGAAACAAGAATTACTGTCAAGGTGGATTCGGAGCAGACAAATCCTATTCCCGTTACCCCTATAGGGGGAGGCAAATATGAGGTTCAATCCTAATGAACTTATAATTCGCTTGTGTGAGATATGCGAAGTACAAGTTGCTGATGCCGACGAAGGTAAGGCTTGCCCTTTCTGTCATGACTTTGATGGGTTAGTCCAAAAGGTTGTACCGATAGATGAAGAAGTACCATACCCGCACGAGGATATGATAGTCTCGTACAATAAGTCCTGTTACAACTGGATGCCTGACATGGAGAACAAGATTCTTCGTATCACTAAATCATCAGTAGGTACTTTTGATTTCTGCCCTAAGCAGTATTACTTTCAAAATATACTCGGCTTGCGTGGAGAAGAGAGGGACTACCATGTGCGTGGTTCAAATGTACACGACGCAGTAGAGTGGTTTTGGAAACAAGCCCCTGAATACATACCACAAGTTGTAGATTTACTTAACAAAGGTGCAAATGAAACGGCTAAAAAAGTATTACGAAAGGCCATGCCTAAACCTCCTACACCATACATCTACGGTGAAGAGCCACAGATGAATCAATACAGCGATTGGCAATTGGAAAGACTCATGCACATGCGTGACAATATAGCAGACTGGTTACCAGTGGGTAATGAAGTTGAAGTGCATGGTTCTCGTATCGTCGTGGCAAGTGACGGCACAGAAGTACCTATCCACATGAAGGGTTTTATTGACCGCATCTTCATTGATGATGAACACACCGGAATTATACTCATGGAGTTAAAGACTGGTAAGTGGGTTGAGAAGGGTGGTCGTAAGCGTGCTTCAATGCGTGCGGAAATGCAATTCTATCGTATGATGCTTGAGCATAGTCCTCACATTGAATACCTCCCTGTTGTCGGTTGGGGCTGGCAATATCCGGGTGGTGGTATCAACGGTGGTGATGGCCCGATGTGGGACTACGAGAATGTTAAGGGTCCGAGTGGGCGATATGCTCCTAAGACTGTAGAGAAGAGACTCACCCGTATAGTTGATGCTCATTTGAATGACGACTTTCCAGCACAGGCTCACGAGGCTAAGTGTGCTTACTGTGACTTCATGGAAATGTGTCCAGCATGGATGGGCGAGTTGGCTTTAACAGCAGATGAGATGGGGGTTTGAAATGGATAAAGAAGGGTTAGATACAATCATAAGTTTGCTGAAACTTTCCTTAGAGCGTCTGTGGCCTAAGTTTGAGTTCGAGGTAAAGACTGCTTTACTGAGTAGTAAGAAGAGAATTGACATCAAGGTGACATCACAATTAACATTAGACGAATACTGGCTTGGGAGTTATGATACAGTTCAAAAAGAAAGACCATATCCTTGCTTCTACATATTCATCCACCCTTCTAAACTGACTAAGGATAAAATCTCAGATACTTTCTATAGCATAATAAGTAGCGTACTAAAACAAGATGTTATATTCCATTTAGCGGAGTGATTTACATGGGCTTCATATCATTGGACTTCCCTCGTGAAGTCCTTGAAATAGCCTCTGATGGTAAGCAAGGCGGAAGATGGTGTGTAAAGAACTGGGCCGAATTAGAGAAATACTGGAGAGGGAAAAATGGTAGTGGGAATGTATATTTTACGGCGTATGGTTATCGTGCTACTACGCCGCCGAGAAATCACAGAGTAGACTATGACACTCCCATCATCCGTCATTTTGTAATGGACTTTGACTGTAAAGATTTCAAACAGCGTGGTGCTGATGTTGACTTCCCCTTCATGCACGAGCAGGTTAAAAGGCTACATCGTTTTCTAAAGTATGAGAACATTCGACACTTCGTTTGGTTTAGTGGTGGGGGGTTTCACTTTTGGATTCCGCTTCGTGATATGTACACCCCTTCTAATGAATCACACAAAAGAAGAATAAGAGAAGGTGGTCGTAACCTCATCACAGCATGGCATAAGAAATTGAATCTGTCTTGTAATGACCCATCGGTTGCGTTTGATACATCAGGTATGATTCGTATTCCTAACTCCTACAATAGTAAGAGGGGTTGTTGGAGTATTCCGATGAGTAGTGATGAGATACTCAATCTAACTCATGATGAGATTATGGAGAAGGCTCAAACCCCAGCGAGAGGGTACATAGAAATTGAAGGAGAGGACATTAACATCACTGTACCTGAGAGTAAAAACTCTTTCAAGAAATCAGTTGAGAAGGTAGAGGGTCTACCCGACATCACATTAGGTGACATCATCGTTCTACCGTGTCTTGCACAGGCTGCTCTTGGTGAGGGTAACCCCACTCACAAAGCAAGATTTCACTTCGTATCTTATCTCGCCGCTCGGTTCCGTTGGTTCTTTCCACCCGAAGCCGTAGACAACGAGACTAAGACTACTCATGTAGACCGCATATGCTCAGTGATTGAAGCACAGGGTTGGGTTGACTACAACGAAAATATAACAAGGACTCAAGTAGAAAATATCGTATTCGGGGGGTCGGGTAACAAGGGTTACTCAGCAGCATCTTGCGCTACACTTGAATACGATGGCCTGTGTATTGGAAAATGTCGCTATTTTGACGGCAGTATAGGTGATGAAAATGATTAAGAGAAAGGACTGGAGTTCAAGAAGGGTGAAATATAAAGCAGCATTGATTCAATTATTTATGTCAGTAAGTAGACCACTCACAACTTGTGAAATTAAAGACCATACTAACACATGGAGACATGGTATGACTTCAAACGAATTAAGTAATTTACTCGCCAAAGACCAAGCATTCGCTCAATCAGGTACTGTTATGTCTGCTGGTTTTGGTGGTAGATACCCCGTAGCATTATGGGTTTTGAATCAAAGCGAGGTGGAAAATATGAAAATATCACCACTAAAAACATGTAATGATTGTGGGGTGTCTATTCAGGCCACAGGTAGACCCACATGCGGAAAATGCTACCTCTCTAAGAAACAAAAGGAGAGAAGGAAAAATGGTAAAGCCTGATTTGATTATTGACTCAAATGAAAGAGGTTCACTTTGCGAATCAATTGAGCGTAGAGCAAAGAAAGAAGGTTTGACAATAACAAGACAACCACTTGTAGTAGGTGACTACCTTCTGGGTGCTGCTTGTGTAGAAGCAAAAAGTGTTACAGACTTATTCCAATCAAGTTATAGTGGTCACTTGTGGCGACAGTTAGACAACATGGATGCTAACTACGAGAGATTCTTTCTCGTGGTGCATGGTTCTATAGCAAAGTATGTCACCTTCGCTAAGAAGCAGAACAGACACCTAACACACAGTCGGGTTCAGAATGAACTCACAGGAACTCTCGCTCGTATCATGGCCGACTTTGACTGCCAAGTATTCTTCACCTCTAACATCAGCGAGGCTGCTATGTTCATCACAAAGTTACATAACAAGTTGCACAAACCAGCGAGTAAGCATGGTGCTCAGGCTATCAGGCGTGTCTCTACCAATGATGTAAGAGTGGATATGTTGCTATCAGTTCCGGGTGTTGGTGCTGAGTTAGCAGAGCGTTTACTTGACAAGTGTGGTAGCATAGAAGAGATGTGCTTCCCTGAATCGCTGAAGCAAGTTAAGGGGCTTGGGGATAAGAAAAGGCAACTCATTATCGAGGTTTTGACCAGTGAAGCCCCTGTACATATCCAGCGCACAGTAAAACGGAAGCGGGGTATTTAAGGCAGCATCGTGATATGACTTGTACGACTTGTACGATGTCTTGTCTATACTTGTACAATGTTTAATAGACAGGTGCTTGTGCGATATATTTCTGTATAATGTATAGATAACCCATCGGACAGTTCGGACAACCATCAGATTTGAGTTGATATATAAAGCAGTAATAAACAAAAGGACCAGTGATAAGATGAGAGAGGCAGCAGATTACGCAGTAGTACAAAAATACCCCTTCTTTGAAGGGTATGTAGAAAGGTTCGGTAGAACCAGTATTGATAATGACATACCCGGAATGCTATCATTCTTTTACATTCAAGGGCAGATAGCGGCTAAGTATGTTCGTATACCTTGGGATGCCAGTCACCTTGACCCTCGTGTACATGTGTTTTGGATTCAACCATCACGAACTGGTAAGTCAGTAGCATGGGAGTTCGTAGGTGATGTACTCAAGGACTGTGGACTTGAACAAGACATGTATACTTCGGGGTCAGACGCTGGACTCATCGGTGGTGTCACCAATGAAACAGTGATAGATGAGAACGGAAAGAAAGAACAAGTGCAAGTGGTAACAGAAGGTATGCTGGCTGGACAGAAAGCATTGAACTTTGATGAAGGTAGTATCATTCTGAATCCGGGTAAGCACTCGCAAGAGACAGTTCTCTATCTTCAATCAGCGTGCAACCCTATCGGTAGCAATTCAAATATCCTCGTTAAGCACTTGAGTGGTAAGCGTATTGAGACTGAATCTCTTGTCTCACTGTGGATTACGACATACCCACCGGCTGGTGTCAAAGAGTATGTTCTTACAAAGGGTATCTTCCAGCGTGTTCTATTGTATTGGTCTGACTGGGATATGAACAGGCGCATGGGTGTAAGTATGAAGCGTATGGAAAGAGCATTCACCAGTGGTAGTAAGCAGAAGGTTTCCTATGAGGAAATCGTAGACCACTTCACTGGACTTGAGAAGCGCCTTCGTGACAGAGTTCTCAACCTTACTGAAGTCTCATTCGCCGAGTGGACTGGTATGGCTCGTGATGAACAAGAAGCCGCCGTTCAATCAGTCATGCACGAAATGTTTACCGCTGATGAATCATTCTATGTGGCTACATATGATTTGGTTGAAGATTTGTATTCATTACTTGACGACCTGAACTTCGCTATAGCAAATGTTGTAGCGTCATTCGTACCTGCTATGGAGAATTACTCAGTGGTACTTGCTACTCACATCGCTATGATGGATGAGGTTTGGGTGGTTACTGGTGAGCATCTTGACATGGCTAAACAAATCATCTACGACTTATTCAAGAACCTGATTCTATGGCTTGAGGGTGAAGTAGAAGTTGGTGCTAAGCAGACAGAGAAGGCTAACCATGCAAAGAACTGGGTGAATGCATACAACCTTATTGCCCCTGTGGAGTTAGACAAGAAGGGTGAGGGATGGCGCAAGAAGGCAGCAGTCCTCAAGCAGTATTGTCTCAAGGAACAGGTCACTCGTGGAACTGCCTTTAACCGATTCTCTAAGTGGGGTGCTCACTTGTTTGATGCAGCGAAGGATATGTCTACTGTATACATTCGCTTGAAGGAGGTGGATGCATGATGCAGTGGTTCTATCGTATCTGTATCTCTGTGATGGAGAAAGTGTATGTCCGTATGGATGCACGCTTAGTCAGAGGTGTAGATACTAAATTACTCGGTGTCAAAATTGACACGGACTTTGGTTCTATGAGTCGGCGTGAACTATGTCGCCACGCAGATAAGCGATTTGGATTTGAGGAAGATGCTCTATGGAGGCTTCCGTCTACCAGTAAGATTCGTCTTGCCTGTCAGTTAGCACGAAACATGAGGGATAAAAAATGAGTGAAAAAACATATGCTTGCGAGATGTGTAGTGAACAATCTAAGTTCTCTGATATGACCGCTATTGGGCTGAGACATTTTTGTAGTGAGAAGCACTGGGCCGAATATACCGGCGTAGAAGTCAAACCCGAAGGTCACTACGGGTTGATTGAAAAGACAGTAGGATGGTGGGCATGATGTCTAAACCTTTGATGGTGATTGAAAGCGAGGACCATGGTAGTGAATGCCTATGTGGTGACTGCGGCTGGGTACTTGAGATATACGAGGAGGCACAAGAATGAGTGACATAATGGCATTAGATATTGAGACTGGTAACTTCTCTTGGGAGATAGGCGGCTGGGATAAGCATAGCCTGTTTGAACCTACAGTGGTTTGCACATGGGATGGAACCGACGGTCACGCTTTCTCTAAGGAGGACATTGAAATGACTAACGCAACTGTTCACGACCTACACCCTCGCACTCTTGGCGACCATCTACAGAAGCATGTAGATAATGGCGGTAAGATTCTCGGACATAACATTCGCAAGTTTGACCTACCAGTGCTGAACGCTGCACTGGACTGTTGGACTGCTGGTGATTTGATGGCTAAAAGTGAAAGCATCATTGATACCAAATTGCTGGTTGATAAAGCAGCATTAGGTGTGGGTAAGGTCCACACCACTCTTGATACTCTCGCTCGTACTACTCTTGATTTATCAAAGAGTATGCAGAGCAGTGATGCCCCCGTCGCATGGCGTGAGGGTAGATTCCTTGAGGTAGCCGACTACTGCCTCAAAGATTGCCAACTGACCTATGACCTGTACATGTACGGCGTAGAGAATGGTATAGTAAAGAGCCGGAACATGGAGGATGGCTCTATAGTTGAAATTGAGGTAGATTGGAATGAGTGACAATAACACGACACAGAGGCTAAACATAGAAGCAGTCAAGCGAATCGCTGAGACTGTAAGAACGACACTTGGGCCATTAGGCATGGACAAGATGATGGTAGACGGTGGTGGTAATGTCATTGTAACAAACGATGGCGCTACTATCCTACGAGAAGTAGACACCGCACACCCTGCTGCTAAAATGGTGGTTGAGGTATCAAAGATGCAAGAAACAAATGCATACGATGGAACTACGAGCACAGTTGTTCTTGCCAGCCAATTACTATCCAATTCTGAGAGTCTATTCGCTAAAGGGTTACACCCGAATGTGATTAACAAAGGATATGCAGCAGCACGAAATATGGCTATTGAATGCTTAGAAGGTATGGAGGATGCAGATGGTGATTTGTTATCTTTAGCGAAAACCGCTATCACTGGTAAGTCACTTGAAACATCGGAGGAAAAGGTGGCTCAGTTGTGTGTTGAAACCATTGAAGCAGTCGGTGACGCTCGTGAAGTCAAAACACTCGCTGCTCCCGGTGGAGCGTTGTCCGACTCTTACCTGTTCCGTGGTGTAGTTCTCAATAAGGACTTCATCGGTGGTGGAGATGAGTTCGACAACTGGACTGACGAAGATGGGGTAGAGGTTCTACTCATCAACGGTGGGCTGACGGAAATTAAAGGGAATGAGAATGTCTCAGTTCAAGTTCAAGACGCTAACTCATACAGCCAAGTTCAGGCTATGGGGCGAGACAAACTACTCTCTTCGGCTAAGGCTGTAGTCAGCAGTGGTGCTAAGGTTGTAGTGTGTCGTGACGGAGTTCATGATACGGCTATCTCTTATCTACGCAAACAAGGTATCTCTGTTGTACAGCGTGTTCCTGAGAGCACTATGCGCCGACTCTCTAATGAGATAGGTGCTCCTATACACATGTTCCCCGATGCTACATCAACAACTGGGGCTGGGTTCATCGAGAGGGAAACATACAACAATGTCTCCTATCTATTCATACACTCACAGAACAAAGAGGCGACACTGGTCCTCTTCGGTGCTACTCAATCCACACTTGACGAAATCCAGCGTGGTTTTGATGATGCACTCGGAGTTGTATCACTCGTTAAGAATGGAGACTCAATGAGATACGGCGGGGGTTCTACCTACCTTGCTATTGCTATGCACTTGCGTGCGAATGCGAGCGAGATAGGTGGTCGTGCTCAAATGGCTATTGAAGCCTTTGCTGATGCACTTGAAATTATCCCCGCTACCATCGCTGAGAATGCTGGCTTTGACCCACTTGACACTATCTTAGAGATGAGGCATAGGAGAGTCAATCATCAAACTGATGAGACCTCCCAATCTTTTACGGCCCTGATATAGAGAACGGAGGAGTCAAGGAGATGGTCGGGATATATGAACCAACATCACTTATCCGTAGCGCCATCAGTGGTGCTACCGAAGTTGCTAACGCTATCCTACGCATTGATGATGTCATTGGTCGTAGGGGTTCTGAGTGATATGGTATCGCAAAGCGAAGCACATTTGAATGATGAAGTCATGGAATATATTTGGGATAGAATTGACAAGAATGTTAATTTCCCTTGCCATCAATGGATAGGGCCACTATCAGGTTCAAAAAGCACTCAGGGGAAACATGGTAAATGGCCCACGCCAAGGGCTAAGAAACAAATAGATGGGGAAAGACACTCCTTTATGCCCCATATAGTAATCTATAATTATCATCATTACCCTGATGAAGAAAGCCCCCTTGATTGGAATAAAGGTAGAGGGGATGAGATTAGAAGAACATGTGATAATTCACTATGTATGAATATAGAACATCTCATATTAGGAACAAGAAAGGACACAATTCAATCAAGTATTGATAGAGGTACAACTGCTATTGGAAATACATATGGTGTAAAGTATGACGCTGAGGATGTTAGGTCTGCTCATGAAAGTGGAATGTCCTATAAACAAATAATGCGAGAGTTCAATATCCCAAGTAAAGGAACTATTTCCTACATAATTAACAAAGCAAAAAGGTGAATGATATGGGCCGTCTATTAGACAAAATGACAGTCAAGTGTAGGGCTTGCACACATGAGCATATACCAAGACGGCTACAAGCACGATACCTTGATGGTGAGCGTGAGCGAGTAAGCCTATGGTGCTGCAAAGAGTGCGGTCACATTTGGCAAGACTCAGCCTTTACTAAGCCTTAGAGCATCAAGCGACAGGTCCACTGTGTCCACCAACGACAGCAGCGGCTAATCTTTCAATTGCTATTGTTAAGGTGGGTGGCGGTGGTGCTACCCAAAGAGCAGCGTTAGCCGGTACGAAAGGAATAGGGTTACCAGCCATTACTGCACCAGCAGATGCCACATTAGTTGCATCGGTTACATCTGCATTGTCCTCAACATTGATGAGAGTGAGAACCTCCGCTTTTGTTATACCACTTGTAAAAGCGGGTGTTCCGCTGTTATCATAAATAGCAGGTGTTGTTGGTATTTGACTCGTTAGAGCAACAGTACCAGTAAGATTTGGTAAAGTAATGGTTCTATCAGCATCAGGGTTTGTGACAGTTAATGTTGTTTCATGAACATTGGCAGCAGACCCCTCGAATACAATATCTACATCTACACCAAGATTGACATTGGTATCAATAACAACTCTTTCAACACCTACTGTGTGCATGACAATAGTATCAGCATCAGCACTAACTTCAACATCCACTTTAGTATCAGCGTCTCCATCGACGATAGCGGTTGTGCTACCGCCACCCCCACCTAAGCCACCAATTGAACTTGCACTTACGGTCTTAACATTATTAGAATCATCAACATCTCTAACGAATACTAAGTCACCTGCTGCTACCGTAGCAGTAGAGATAGCACTCAATGTTCCTGATAAAGCAGCCTTGATATTAGCCTCGTCAGTTACATCTGCTGATGCCTCTATAGCGTTAAGTTTAGTCCTCTCAGCACCACTGATGATAGACCCTGAACCTGCTGCTGTTACATCACTCAAGTCAGCAACGCTTGATGCTGAGTTAAGAACTGTATTTGCTCCATGCTTCAAAGCGTTAGATGCACCAGTGTCCATCCAAAGCGTATTAGCGGCAGTTCCACCGGGATTAGCACCCACTGGTGTGAGTTCAAGCCCAGTAGGGTCAATTAGACCAGTGACTGTGAGTTTACCATTGACTGTGAAGGTAGAACTACCAGCAGTCCAAAACAACTTAGCGTCACTTGTGAATCCTCCTGAGCCATCTGATAACTGAACTAACCCAGTAGCCCCATGAGATGTAGTAGATACACTACTACTCACCATGAGCCTCTTCCAATTCGTACCATCGTATGTGAACATAACAGCAGTAGAAGCAGCCACCGCTGAGTTTAATCCAGCAGTGTCAAAAGTTACAGCGTTGGTAGTAGCACTCACAATAACTGTATGTCCGGGTGGGAATGTCCCAGTAGGGTTTAGGTTAATTGCACCCGAAGGGGTGTAGATGAATACTTGTGCTTCATCAAAGGTAAAAAGTTGATGTGCAGCACCTGTATATGCCTGAATCCGATTAGGACCAAGCAAGTGAGTATGACGATTTGAACCATCCTTAGCACTGAAGTAGAGGTTTGGGAGGTTATCAACTTCATTATACGACAGCCACATAACACCGTTAGCACCGAAGTCACCCTCTTGACCTGCTCCTCCAGCAACATGTACATCTTCTAATATCGTGTGAGAGTTTACATGTGTAGTTGCACCGATTGCTCCTGTAGTTACGGGAGATAGATAGAAAGGCGACGGGCGAATAAAAACTCGTTTGTCATTAAACTCAGAAAGAGTCAAATCAAGGTCGTTAGCCGCTGCTGCTGAACCATTAAAAACAGCCCTAACAACCCCTAAGACTAATGATTGTTTATTTGAAGCAGCACTGACTACATGCATCTTCAAATATGAGTCTGCTATGCTACCTGCAATATCTGCATAATTCCCAGTACCCGCTGTAACGGGGGTGGTCTGAACCCACTTTGCTCCAAGAGATGTAGCGAGAATAACGAACAAACACTCTTTGGTGGTGAGTAGAGGAGTCGCTGTAGTCCCTGCTAAGAATGCCGAGCCAGCAGTTAATTCGTCTGTCAAATCAATGGTCAAATCTCCTCCAGCACCGTTGTCTATGGTGTAAGGTATACCATCCAGTACCACACTACAAGCCTTGATGAGAACTTGATGTGCCGCCGCACCAGCGGAAATAGCACCCGGTAACACGGCGGGGTTATTTCTATTAGTATCACCATAGGCTGTGTCGTGTGCTAAGAGCACCCCGTTACCATGTAGTCCTTCATATATATTTGTTAGTGAGGGCGAGAGGATATGGTCACCATCTCGTAGTCCATCGTTTGTACCTGCTGTGTGTCCTGAAATTGGATTGTCTACCATTTTACTTCACCTCAATTACTATCTGTATTCTTACCTCGTTTGATGCTGTCTTATTAAACGATGCAATTGTATGCCGAGCAATTGGAATAGAACTTAGAGCGCCTCTAAACTGTATGAAAACCTCTTGTAGATTTTCATTAAAAGCCTCTGTCGCTGGTAAGAACCCCTCCACCAAAAGAGAAGTATCACTTATGATTCGTACTGTAGGATTGATAATTTTAGCAGGTCTACCAGCAGCACCATCGCTCTTAGTAGCAGGGCTACCATCGTAACCCACTACCATTTCATTGATATTAGCGGCGAGTGTATCTATCAATAGTCGTCTCATATGATTTGATACTGGCATATTCATTCACCTCTAAGTGTTATCACTTGCGTTTTGCTGCCACCGATGGACTCTTTTGTACCGCTCTTACCCACTACACCCCGACCCATGCCTCTACCTATGATGAAACCATCGCCTTCTATACCATGTCCTCGTATGTGCGTGACAATAACTGATACAATTTCAACATCACCGAATAGAGCCATATTCTTTTCAACCACCTGTTGGATAGTATCTTGTTGTCTCCCTGTGTTTTTAGTACCTTGAAGAATGCCTTGAAGAATACCTTCTACTCCCCTTTCAATACTCAAAAATATAAGGTCTGCTGTATTCTCAGCAAGTTTATGTCGTACTTCAATGAGCATCTTCTTCTCACCGTTATATTCAATCGTCATACCGGGGCGTAAGTCCCAAGCATTCGGGTGACCAGCACTCGTGAGATTACCCAGCATGACAGAGTTAGCCTTCAAGACATTACGAGCGACCTCTCTCGCTTGCTCGTTACTACGAACAGTGAAGTCACCGATAACTTGAGGCTCTTCTACAATATCTGCATTAGATTGTTTTTCAGAATTGTTGACTTCAGCAAATGCTGAATCATTTACAGCCGTTTCTACTCCTTCAACAATGACTCTGTTAGAAATATAATCAACAGTGTTTGTCTGGGCTGGTCCTGTGCGTGCCATGTGGTCTACGAAACGACTACCTTCTTCAAATTGGAATGGAACATAAAGGAGATTCCCGAATCTATCAAAATGGATAACTCGGCTATCGTGTCTGCTTATGAAACGCAAAGCATCTACGAGGGTAATGCCATGGAAATCTACACCAACGAATGAGTCGCTATGTCTCCTCCTATCAATCTCAGAATTGTTAGCAGCCATAGGGAGTGCTATATTTACCGATGTAAGGGTATCAGCAATATCCCTACTGAGACGAATCGCTAAATCAGTTGTTCTCAATCCTACATCAATCGGTTGAGCGAAGTGTCCTTGAGTTTGTGTGAACCCAAGACCTTTGAAATCTTTCCCTTTCATATTCTTCACTGCAAATGTAGTACCCGTTCCACTGTTCATCAAAGAAGATGGTCGCAAGCGTTCATCTGTAAACTCCTTACCGTAAATCAGCACTGGCTTATTTGAAGCAGCATCGCTGGTAACCGCCGACCCCATATAAACGATTGAACCCTGATAATTTCTACCATGAGTCTGTGGTTGTTTGAGTATCATTGAATCTTGTAACTCAGTAATGT